TCTGGCGCGTATCGCTCTTCCAGCTTGCCGGCATATTCCTCCAGGGCCGTCCCGGCAGCCTGCAGATCCCGAAGTTTCGCGGATGTCGATTCTGTCTGATATGCCGTCAGGGTTTTGATCGAGGCGTTATAAAATATCTTGAGCTGCACCTGTTCTTCCTTCGAGGCCAGGTTCAGGAGCTTGTCAAGTCGGATTTTTTCCATAAATTAAATCTCCAAATTAGAGAGGTCAGCTTCGTCCACATCTACCAGCGCCGTTTTGTCCCAGTCGGTTTCAATCTCGAATCCCACACTCTTGTCATATTCTGCCGGGTCAAGTTCGTGGTATGAATATAGCAGCCCCATCTTTTTTGCCAGCTTCAGTTCGTTTGCACAGCCCTTGCTTTTTCCGTCATGGATAAATACACTGTGGTCGCTATCCAGGAGCACGTCACGGCTTCGATGCTCAAATGCCCCTCTTAAATATTGAAAATTTAAAAAATGCAACTTCAGTGGAATCGCCTTTTCCCTGCAGAGTTCCCGTGCCACTTCGCACACGCCACCGGGCTCGGCATGTGTAACAATGGTTGTCGGATTGTGTTTTTCTATCTCTTCCAGGATGATGATCTTAATTCTTTCGTCCGTTAATGTTCGGCTTCCGTGGATAGAAAGGTTGAAAGTTTTCATCTCAGCAGATTCCCCCCCGTTATTTCCTCGTCCGGATGGTTGAGGATGTATTCTGTTACTTCCGGGACCTTGAAGATCAGCTCCGAGATCCGGCCGCCGACGTACTTGCCGTTCCGCAGGACGGTGAAGCGGCTGGGTGTGTTTATTATTTTGACCGCCGGATTGCGCTTCAACAGATCGTAGAGTTCCAAAAGATTAGGTTCAAGGTTCAAGGTGCAAGGTACAAGGTTTTTACCTTGATCCTTTGTCCTTGTTCCTTGATCTTCCTCAATAGTCATCGCCGGCGGCAGCCCTGCTTTTATCCACTTTTCAAGATCTATCCCCATCCTGAATGCTTCGCCGGGATCCTTGCCGCGGGGCACGGGCCACCGATCGCAGTTGTCGAATTGTTCACTCCACCATTTCATATATTTAGCGCCGTCCCGATCGAAATCGAGACTCACAAGTATCTGCAGTGAGTCTTTTAATATTCTGTATGTTTCGGCGTCCGGTTTCGCGCTGACCGACCCCAGGGCGACACCGCCCGCCAGCGGGTACCGGCTGATCAGGATAGCGTCGAGTTCCGATTCGACGACGACGAATGCCCGCCGGTCTGGCTCCAGTACCATGGTGTTCATCGATGATCCGGGGATGACATAGTATCGGGGGTCACCATCGGGGCGGCGGATCCTGATCCGGCGGATGGTCCCGTCGATGATATACGGGATAACGAGGCCAACAGGGATCCAGAGGGCCTTTAATTTTCCGTTTTCTTTTCGAAAGTCGGGGAGGCCCCATGCCTTCCGGGCCCGGTAGATATCTTTGCCGTTTTCACCGGGGTTCCAGCCGAGGCGATACCGGCGGGCCATTTCTCCGGTGATCCCCCTTTTTTCGAGCCAGTCCAGTTCCGCCTTGTTTTCCATCAGGTTTCCCTGTGCCCAGGTGACAAGTTTTTCCGCTCTTTCCTGCCAGAGATCGGCCGGTTTTGCGTGTTCCGCCGGTTCGAATTCCGGCTTTTTATACTCCCGTGGCTGATATCCGGGCCTGTCCGGTATGGTGATATTGAGCCGGCTGCAGGCTTCTTTGAACGAAAGCCCCTCGAAATCGCGCAGGAACTGTATATTGTCACCCGATTTTTCGCACGCCCGGCACCAGTAGCTGCCCTTTCCATCGTTCTGGTACGGCCAGACGTGGAAACGATCTTCACCACCGCAACCGGGACAGGGTCCCTGGTATTCTCCACCGTAGGTGTTCGATACCTTTTTGAGTTGGACTTTTTTCTGTGCCAGGTCAAGGGTGTTCATAATTGCCCCAGGGAGGGTTTTCAAACCCTCCCCTTTTTGTCGTTACCGCTATCTCTTTATTTTTATTATTATTTTTACTTTTTTTATCTTTTCAAAAAGTCTATTAGTAGATAGTTGGATAGTTTTGTCCTATTGTATATGTACGAACAAAATGTATTTTCTTTAGTAAAGTATATATAGGAAAAACTGTCCAACTCTCCCTGATTGAACATAACTATCCAGAGTATCAACAACGATCCCGGATAGTTGGATCGTGTTTAACGGGCGGCCAAACCCTCCCTGTTTTGCTGCCGGTTGGTGACGCATGTAGATAGATGGAGGGGTTTTCACTGTTTTATTTATTCCTTTGGTTTGTTGTCTTGTAATGCCTGTTGCGGTTATTAATACTCCAGCTCTCCGTTGTCGATCAGGCCGATGCCGTGATAAAAGACGCAGCCGCTCTGTTTGTTCTTCTCGAATTTATGGGACAGGTTCTTCCCGAACCAGGTGCCGCTGGGTACTTTTTTCCCCACATTGGCCAGATACCATTTCTCAAATATGCCGTAGAGATCGGACGATTTTGCTTTCGCGCCCGGTTCGATGAGGCAGCACTCATCGATAAAGTCGGCAAGGAGATCCTCGTCGCGGCGGTACTGTTCGGTGGCGTCGGTGATCACCCTGGGCGGCATGAGGCCGTGCTTCTGCCAGAGAATACACCCCCGGACGAGCCAGGCAAGGATCCCCGAATCTTCTTTCTTGAGCTGTTCGTCCAGATCAAGGATGGCCCTGCGTTCATGGCTCTCCTGGGGATCCCGGTTGACAAAAGAGATGCCAAAAGGGATGAGATGAAGCCGCTCCCAGAATGCCCTGTCATGTGACGGCGCCATGGGCTTGGAATTGGTCATGAGGAAAAGTTTGTGTGTCGGCTGAAACTGTGACGGATATTTGTCGTGGGGGTTCCGGCCGGTGAGCTCGTCCTTCCCGGTGAGCCATTTAACTTTTGAGGCGCTGAATTTATGCCCTTCGTCGGTCTCGCTGGCAAAGGCCATGCGGAGCCCGCGGAGGCTCATGATATCCGGTGATGGTCCGGACGAGCTTTTAGAGTATTTCGACGAGAGAAGCATCTCCGACGGGATCGGGCCAGCGAGCGGACCGGCGATGCGGCTGACAGTCTCGATGATGAGACTCCGGCCGTTCCAGCCGTCCTTTCCCCAGAAGACGGGGAAGATCTTTTCTGAAACCACACCGGTAATACCACAACCAAAAAGGCGCTGGATGTATGCACAGAGGTCCTGGTCGTTGTTGAAGATCTCCAGAAGTGATTGTTCCCAGAGGGCCGCGGGTTCGTCGATGCCTTTCCATTCGGCGGGACTGGCCTTCAGGATGTAATCGCCGGGGCGGCCGTCCTTGAGCTTCCCCGTCCGGAGATCGATGACACCGTTCGCGCAGGCCAGGAGCCAGGGGTTCTGGTCGAATTCATCGCCGGTAATGGCCAGGGGATCATTGATCGTGTGGGCGAATTTTAAAGATGCGGTGCGGCGTTTGTCGCCCTGGAGCTGGGATGCCCGTTTCAGGAGCTGTTTCTGCTTCTCTTTGAGCTTCTTCAGCTTGTCATCCTCTCCACCGTTCGCGATGAGTTCGGTGATCTGTCCGGAGATTTTGCGATACTCCCCCAGATAACACTCAACAACATCTCCGACGGCGGACAGGGATCGATCCATAACGTCCCTTTGCCAGTGGTGGCCAGCCCACTCGTACCACTCCTTCATGTTTTTGCAGTAGACAAACCGGTCGCGGAAAAGCGTGGCATACAGGACGCCGTCGCCGTATTCGTTGGCGAACAGACATTCGTGAATGAGCTTGCTGGTGATTTTGCCGTTATCGGCATCGCCTTCCTGGGGGTGCTGGGCCGCCTCCTGGTCTACTCGATCCTGCACCTGTTTCCGGATATCATCCCCACTGCTCATATATCAACCTCATTAATTTTCCAATTTTCCAACAGAATCAAAAACTTATCCGCACTCGAAAACCGCGCTGCCCAAAACCTCAATGGTTCAGGGTCGCCGGAAGGACCCATAACATCGGGGATGGCCATAGATAGTTGAAATGAATTAATAGAGAAATGTAAAAACAGAACGGTGATGACGGTTTCACCTTTTTGATATTCTAACCAACAGTCAACCCTCACATAGCTACACACCTCGAGAGCGGGTTTGTGTTGACATAGGGATATGTTTGTATGTATTTTGTCTGCAAACAGGATTAAAAATGCCGGGATGAAATTCGGTGCATTTTCGGTGCAAAACTGGTGCAAAAGTTCAGATTTGCCGAGATTTGCCGAAAAACGGGATTTTGCGAAAGTATGCGGAATTGCTGCTAAGTGCCTGGAATAGTTGGTGGGCCGTGTCGGGATTGAACCGACGACCAACGGATTAAAAGTCCGCTGCTCTACCAGCTGAGCTAACGGCCCTCTCGTAAAATTCAGAAGTTAACGTGTTTAACAAGAAGCATCTTGTATTGTCAAGCAGAAAATATTGAATTGAGGCGGGGTTGTTAAAATTTGTTCGTTGTGATAAATGAACATAGGTTTTAATCAACATTCACAGGTCGTTTCAGCTTTTAGACCACTCAAAGATTCAGGGAATGAGTAATGACAAATGACAAAGCCCGAAGTTCAAATGAATGTCAAATGATAAAAGAAAGATTTGATATTTAGTCATTTGGATTTGATTTGGCATTTGGATTTTGACATTTAGGGTTGTTTCCTCAACAAAACCATGTTTTTCTGTTTTGTAAAGATCTCATATTATGTATTATGAATTGGCACATTGAGTATGCATGAAATATTAAAAAGTGTTCAGGTAAATATGCCCTTTCGGATGCTTGTCGATCAGTACCTCCCCATGGTTTTAAAGGAGAGGATAAATCCGGAAATTGGC